GAGTTGGCTGCAGCCGAGAAATCCGAATCCGCAATCCCATCAAGCACTCCCACAACACCGAGAAAGTCCTAACGGAGACGTGGTGGCTGCTACAGGTTATCCCGCTCTACAGCCGCGATACGATCCTGTCAACTACGATGTGAGCGGATCATTCAGCTCCCGTTCAGCTTGGCTCCAGTAGTATCTCAACCATCGGATGTGACCGATGCGAGGAGAAAACCCATGAACGTGTACGAAATTGTGGCCGATCGGATCATGAAGGAACTGGCGAAGGGGGTCGTTCCGTGGCAGAAGCCGTGGGCAACTCACGCTGATCGCCGCCCCGTCAACATCTCCGGCCGCCCATACAATGGCGTGAATCGGATTCTCCTGGGGATGGGCGGCTTCAGCTCACCTTTCTTCGCGACGTTCAACCAAATCCGCAAGGCTGGTGGAACCGTTCGCAAGGGCGAACATGGGACGCCGGTTGTGTTCTTCAAGGTCAGCGAACGCACGAACGCGGTCGGCGATGTGGAAAAGTTTCCTCTGTTCCGCTACACCACGGCATTCAACGCCGAGCAGTGCGATGGTATGATCATTCCGGAGTCCATCAAGCAGAAGTTCGATCCAAAGCTTGAAGCCGCGGCTCCGGCACAGAAGATTGCTGCCGCTCAGGCGATCGTGGATCACATGCCGAACCGCCCCACACTGAACATCGTCGATGGCGGCGCGGCGTTCTACAAGCCGTCAACTGACACGGTTACGGTTCCGAGCCTGGGCCAGTACACCGAAGACCTCGCTGGGGAGTTCTACTCCACGATGTTTCACGAGCTGGGTCATTCTACCGGGCATGAATCCCGACTGAATCGCGAGGAAATTTCCAACCCGCACAAGTTCACCAGCCACGCTTACGGCGTGGAGGAATTGACGGCGGAATTGACTTCGGCATTTCTGTGTTCGGAAGCCGGAATCGACAATACCCTGAGGAACTCCGCGGCGTACATCGGCAACTGGATGAATACCATCATGGAATCTCCGCGAATCATCGTTCAGGCATCATCCCGCGCACAAAAGGCAGCAGATTACATCCTGGACATTGCCCAAAACTGAGAAGGAGTCACCATGGAAACCGCAACCGAAACTGAAACTGAAGCCGTAGCTCCCAGCCACCCCAAGGTTACCCTTGAAGACGCTATCGCGGCTACGACGATGGCGGCTGTCGAGTTCTACGAGATGGCGCTTGGAACCTACCGCCAGTTTGGCCATGTTCCGTCTCTGCGCTCCGCTCAAGCCACAATCGACTACATCGACAACGCTGCCAATTGGATGGCCCACCGAAGAGCACTTCGCAGCTTGGATCAGAGCATCGTAGACATGATCTTGGGCAAAATCGGCGAATTCCGCTCTGAAGTGAACGAGTTGGTTGCAGCCGAGAAAGCCGAAGACGAACGCGTGGCGAAGGTCCGCGCCGAGTCCGAAGCCCTGGTCAAGTAACATAAGGCTTGACATCTGAACCGGCCAGGGTCATAGTGTACGCTGTGACCCTAGTCATTTAAAGGAGATGTTGCAATGATCACGACGAGCTGCTCTTCGCGACACGACGACCCAAATGACGAGGTTTCTGTGGTTATGGAAGGCAAGGTTGCCATCCTGACCGTGGGCATTTCGGCTTCGGGCAAGACGACCTGGGCGAACGAAATGATCCGCCAGTCTCTCCACGAGCGAATTGGTGTCGTGGTGATTTGTCGTGACGACATCCGGTCATTCATCCAGAACGGTCGGAGGATCGTTGACCTGGACTGGGATGCGTGGAACAAAGCGCTCAACGAGAACGAGAAGTCGTGCAGCCGAATGCAGGCCGAGCAAATCGCTGAAGCGATGGAAGGCGGCAAGCCAATCATCATCGCCGATACCAATATCAGCGTCAAGACCGTCAATGGGCTGGTCGCGATGCTGACGAAGGGTGGGTATCGCATCTTCTTCAAGCACTTCGACGTGCCATACGAGGAAGCCGTGCGCCGTGATACCAAGCGAGCAAACGGCGTCGGGCCGTCCGTGATCGCCAAGCAGCTCGATCAGTTGAACAAGCTGTACAACCCTGGCGTCGCTGGTAACGAGACCGGCAACTATATCATCTGCGACATCGATGGCACCTTGTCGCACACTACGTCACGCAACGTGTATGACAATGATAGCGATGCCATTCTCACTGATGTTTATGATCCGGTTGTAGTGGCTATCGTCGAAGCGATCCAAGACAAGGGCTACCGCGTGTACATTGTCTCCGGCCGGAAGTCGTCGTGCCGCGATGCTACCATCACATGGTTGAGCGAACACGCACAAATCGAGTGGCATGAGCTGTACATGCGAGACGAACACGATCACCGCTCAGATGTGGATGTCAAGAGAGACATCCTGCGGTTCAAGATTCTTCCGAAGGAGGGCAATCTGGCGCCGTTCTTCGTGATCGATGATCGGCCGCGGTTGTGTCGGTTCTGGCGGTCGCGCGGTTTCAAAGTTCTCCAGGTTGGCAATCCACATATCGAGTTCTAGGAGGTACAATCATGAAATTCGTATTCACAGCCATCGCAGTCATCGTGTTCACCCTTGCCGCCTTCGGCTACAACGGGTATCGCTCCTACAGCGAACGGCAGGGCAACACCCCGACCCAGGCGCTTCAGCAAGCCGGATCATCCATTGTGAACGCCGTCAACCATGGCGACTACATCCTGGCCACGCACCCGGACGAAGCCGTCAAAGACCTGAAGGCAGGCCTGAAGCCGACCGTGATCCTGAACGACTCGCCAATCAGCGTGAAGTGCAACGTCCTGCAGACCGAGGTCTTGAACCATCCCATGGCCAAGGAGTCCTACGTGGAATCCTACATGCGTCAATACGATATGACGTCACTGGCCGACATCGCCATGGTCATCGGTGTGTACACCAACCCGCTGGCTGCTCGAAGCGATACGTTCCAGAGCGACTGCGCTGTATCGTACCTGCTGGCAGCTCATGAGTTGGAGAGGGCCATCAACGCCAAGCGTGCCGGTTCGACCCAGAACCAGTGAGCAAGGAACTCATCACGTCACTTCAGGCTGAATACATGCAGCTGGACAGGGAAGTCCGGAAGCTGTCCGACGAGCTGGGCCGTAAAAAGGCAAAGCTGGAACGTGTGGTCACGCTTCTGAACCAGGAGCAGCGTGCTCGCGTGATCCATGAGGCTCAATTCAATCGGGTCAAAGCTGGTTGACAACTCAGCCTGCAACGTGTACAGTTCGCATATCATCGGCTAAATAGGTTCAAATGGTAGTGTGATCGTGGTAGGCTACGGCGCAGGACACGGGTTCGACTCCCGTGCGATCCACCAATACGGGTCGCAAACGGTATCGACTGGGCAGGAACGTATCACAGGACTACTCGACGACTTTCTCGGATCACGTCGTTAAACCCAGAACTGAGAAGGCAATCATCAGCCAACGATGAAGTGTACAACGGCGAGGCCCTCGCGGCCTAGTTCGTTCAGGGTTCTACGGGTTTCCTTGTTAACCAAAACCCAGAGATGTCCACGCAGTTTCCCGGTTCTGCGCCACAAAAACCGGACCAAATTGAAGTGTGGGAGGTGTGTCATGCGTAGTTTGATGTTGAAGGTTGCGATCGTCGTATTCGTCGCGTGTGCAGTGTCGCCGGCAATCGCTCATGAACACTACCGCTATCACGATCGCGCCGGATACCAATACGGGCACGCCCATCATAGCGGAAACTGGCTCCTATACGGAATCGGAGCCGCCGTCATCACTGGAGCCGTCATCAATGCTTCTCGCCCACAAGAACCGCCAGTCGTATACTCCTACCCGCAGCCTACGTACCGTTACATCCAGGTTCCTGTTTATTGTTATCCGCAAGGTGTGAACGTTCCGCCGTATGTGTGCGGGTATCAAACCCAGCTTGTCCCTAACGAGGAATGAACCCTGTGGATACTAAACCAGTGAAGAAGCAAGGCATCGTAGCGCGTATCGGCGTTGTCCTAACTGCGATTATTCTGATCGTCACCTATGTTATCACCACGGTGATCCACGGCGCAGCGTCTTGGCTATATCGACTGATAGCGAAGGCTGTTCGCAAGGACACGTCGTTCGCCTGGGCAATGCGAGCCGAAACGCTCCCCAGCCTGTTCTTCCGCTTCTTTTTGATCGTCCCGAACATCCTAATCGTGATCGTATCGTGGACGGTGCTCAATCCGATCGCGAACGTGTGCGCTGCATTCGAAGTGATTGCGGAACGAGGGATGATCATTATTGTCAGTCGGATTGACGAATCCATCGGGAAAGACGAAGAGGCGGAACATGGCGACGGAAAGTAAAGACAGCTTCATCGATAGGTTCGCTAATGGAATGTCAGACGACGCTAAGTTCTTCCTTGGCGCGGCTTTGGCGGGTCACTTGATGAACCGACGAAAGAAGGCCAGGAAAGCAGCCGCTGCGGAAGCCGCTCAGAAGCAGGCTGCGACGGCTAAACGAAAATCGCTTGACAAAGCTGCCTTGGACTACGCTGACAATCTGGATCGGTTCGCTGATCGTATGGACGGTGGACGACATGAATAACGATATTACCGGCGCAAAGTCCACAGAACCAGCATCGGCTGATCCAACACCCGCAAAGTCGAATGTGATCAGCCTCGTAGCCCTGAAAGACCGCGCTCGTGAGAAGGCGATCGTATCCTACGAAGAGTTTGCTGCCAACGATGACAACATCGACCGCTTGAATCAGTGCATGGACATCGCCCTGAGCACTATCCAATTAGCATTTCCGGATTGCAAATTCGCTGACTGTGACAAAGCGTTCTTGTACGAAGCCGCCGTAGCCATGATCATGCGCGGCAAAGGCGCAACTCACCCTCTTCACGATGTAATCAATGATGTCTATGAACAAATCCAAGACCAATACTCCTTTGACAACGATGACAACGATCAGGATTGATACCACTCGTCGCATCTGCAACAACCTAGTGTCGTTCATCACCAGGCCGCGCAGTGCATTTCGCGCGTGGGTCTTTGGCCGCGCTATTCGAGACGTGATGAAAACTCAGTGCCCGAATTCCAAGTTCAAGGTACATTGGACGTTGCAACACGGCTCGATTAGGTATATTCTGGACAGTGATGACATCAAGGCTCAGACATGTTTCGCGTGGATCGAAAAATCCCTAACCGAGGCTGATCCTGAATTCGTCGAGGAATAATCCATCAATCGTGTAGGAGGTGCACCGTGGGCGCTGTAAAGAACATGCTTGAGGCCGCCGCTGAACTCGTCAAATCTCATCCGTATATCAACGGGTCTTATGATGAGTGGCGCGAAACCAACATCGCACGATTCGCCAATCAAGTTCCGTGCTCGTTGGACGTCGCGGAGTATTTCGTGAACACTGCGATCACCAAAGCCGAAACCGAAAATCGGAGCGATCGTCATGGCGTTTGAAGCTCAGAATGAATTGGATCAACACGCCATGGGCGGCACCGAACTCATGGGTATGCGTTTGGAGAAACATGTCGATCGCAAGATTCTCGATCAGTGTCAAATTGTACGGTCGAGGTTCCGCGGATTCGATGAATCTAAGCCGTACCACATCTTCTGGGAACATGATCTTCCAGACGATCCGGAAGCGGCCAAGGTATTTGGTGATGAAAAGGTTATGGCCAAATTCGATGCTTTCGTGTTCGTAAGCTACTGGCAGCGCGACGCATTCAACTCCAAATACAAGATTGACCCGGTGAAGGTATTCGTAGCCCCAAACGCAATCGAGCCCATCAACGCAGGGATGCGCCGAGATCACAAGAAGGGAGAGCCAATCCGGCTGATCTACACACCGACACCTCATCGCGGTTTGTCTATTCTAGCGACCGCCGTCGATGCGATCCACACGGCTCGTCCAGACATTAGCCTGGTTTTAGACGTGTACAGCAGCTTTGCTCTGTACGGCTGGGAACAGCGCGATCACCAGTACGATGATCTATTCGATTATATCCGCCAGCGTGAACCGTGGATGAAGTTACACGGTACGGTCAGCAACGATGAGATTCGAAATGCACTTCTACACGCTGACATTTTCGCTTACCCTTCCATCTGGCCGGAAACGTCATGCCTGTGTCTAATCGAAGCCATGTCTGCCAAGTGCGCTGTGGTGACGTCCGACCTAGCGGCAATTCCAGAGACATCATGCGGGATGGTCCCAATGGTACGCTACACCCCGGACTACAACACTATGGTCAAGGAGTACACCGACGCACTTCTTACCGTGGTTGACGGTCTAAATAACGTGTTCAAGTCGCGACAAGCGACCGATGCGTTTTCAGGCTACCTTGGTATCCGCAAGGCGGCGGTAGATTCACTACATAATGTGAACTACATGAACCTGACCTGGGTCACGATTTTCAAATCTATCGTTAGTCAACGCGAGGCACCCAACCGATGAACAAGAAGCATATTCCAAAAGGCAAGCTGTCGAAGTCCGACTTTTGTTCTGGCGTGTGGTTCTACACGCACACTAAAGACGGCAAGTCGCGGTATCAGGCGCTTCTTCGCGCCAACATGATCCCGCCGTTCGAAATCGCTGTCGCACCACCAAAGAAGGTGCCAGCTTGATTACGGTATGGTCGAAGGACGGCTGTCCAAAGTGCGAACAGGCGAAAGCCTTCATTGAGGCATACCACGTCCCGGTTGAAGTGAAGAAACTTGATCGGGACTTCACCATGGGAGAACTCCTGGAAAGGGCTCCTGGAGCCAAGGAGTTTCCTCAGATTTTCGACGACGAAATTCACGTAGGGAGCCTAAAGGATTTGGCGAACTATGATATAGTGGGTCACTCGAAAGAACGTAACATCACCTGACACGAGATACGACAATGGCACTGAATTTTCAAGAGCTTCGCAAGAACCGCAACGAATCGTTCAAAAAGCTGATGGACAAAGTCCAGAAGGACACACACGGATCATATGTCCCCGACCCGCGGTACTGGAGGCCGACAGTCGATGCCGAAGGTAATGGTACGGCCACGCTGCGTTTCCTTCCGGCCCCGGAAGGCGAAGACTTCCCGTTCATCAAGTTTTTCAACTACTCGTTCCAGGGAGCTACGGGACGGTTCTACAATCATCTGGCCCTGAGCACTATCGGTGAGAAAGACCCGGTGGGAGAGCTGAATTCGGCACTGTGGAATAGCAGCAACGACGACAAGTCTCCGGCTCGTACCATGGCACGTGCCCAGAGACGCAATACCAACTACGTGTCGAACGTTCTGGTTGTGCGCGACCCCGGCCAGCCAGCCAACGAAGGCAAGGTTTTCCTGTACCGCTATCCGAAGACTATCTTTGGCAAGCTGGACGACAAGATGCACCCAAAGTACGAAGACGAAACTCCGATGAATCCGTTCGACCCGTGGTCCGGCGCCAACTTCAAGCTGCGCATCAAGAAGGTTGCGGGCTATCGAAACTACGACGATTCGGCGTTCGAGGCGCCTTCGCAAATCGCCGCGGATGATGCAGCCATCGAAGCTATCTGGAAGATGGCATATCCACTGCAGCCAGAAATCAGCGCAGACAAGTTCGAATCCTACGACGCCCTGAAGGCCAACCTTCGCGAAGTGATCGGCAACACGGCTGATCTTATCCTGAAGGGTTCAGCGTTTGACGATAGCGACGGCGTGCACGTGGTTTCGCACAACAGCGGAAATGCTGATCCTCGCGACACACGACTGGCCGTATCCAAGCCATCCCCTCAACTGACTAAAGACGTTGAAGAAGCCACATCCATGAGCATTTCGGACGACGATCCGCCGTTTGATGGCGGCGTTCCCATTACGAAAGCTGCCCCGAAACAGGAGACGGCCAACGAGACCGTAGATGATGTCATGGCGTGGCTGAATAACATCTAACTGGAGACACGATATGCAGACAGCAGG